ACAGCCTTTATATAGTCAATTTGGATTAGCTGATGGATTTAATGGTTATGTAAGATATACTCAAGGATATGATGAGATTGTAGCTCACAATGGTTACTTCCAAGATGCTATAAATTATTCAGTAAGTTCTGGTGGTATTATATCAGACTTTATATTATCTGATAATGCTATGTTACAGAGTAATTGGAATACTTCTATTTACTTAGATTCCACTAAAACTACTATTAGTGTAGGCGACTCTATATATGCTGATGCAGAAGGAACTAAATTAGCTGATGGAACTACAAATGGTAAAAAGAATAGAATGTGGTTCTTATGGACTGATGGTGATGTTGTAAAAGTAACTGCTGGTGTTGTTACTCATAAATACAACTATAAAGATACTGAAGATGAGAAATATATTGGGTATTTACATGGTACGTCAATGCGTAAAACAACATCTGTAAATGGTGAAACAGTAATTGACGATATTGATTTACCAGATAAAGGTTTAGATTATATAGGTGATGAGGAAACTGGTTCTATGACAAGAATAGCTACTATTGATGAAGCAGCAACTGAATTACAAACGAGGTTAAATGACGGATATACTGTTCTATTTAACAGAACTAATAATAAAAGGTTCTACACTTATTTAGATGCAAGTCTAACTACTCCTTTTGCTGCAGGAGAATATATCTATGAAAGAACAATAGGATATAATGCAGGGGTTAGATTAAGTGATGACTTATCTATCAAAACTCAATCAACAGTAATAACTAATCCATTTACTGGTGCAACTTTAGACCAAACTTGGTTGGCTGGCGAAACAGAATTTAGATATTTACCAGTATGGCGTGGTACGGCTATACAAGCAGGTCCTGTACAAGGAGCTATAATAGTAGAATTTGACAAGTATACTCGTGAAATTCAAGGTTATAGAATTGTATATAAAAATAATAATTAATTATGAATATAAGAGCAATAAATCTATCTGGATATGAGATACCAGAAGTAAAAGAAGTTTACAATAAAAAGTGGATTTCTTATGGAGAAAACAACGATTACTTCGATACGCTTATTGAAAGATATTTAGGTTCACCTACCAACAGTAGATGTATCAACGGTATTGTTGATATGGTGTATGGTAGAGGGCTTGACGCTACAGATAGCAAGGAGTTTCCTGAAATGTACTCTAAGTTTAAAATATTAATTAGACCTAAAGATGTAAAGAGAGTGGCTAACGATTATAAAATGTTAGGTCAAGCTGCTATGCAAGTAGTATACAATAAGTCTAAAACTAAAATTATAAAAGTAATACACTTTCCTATGGAGTGTTTACGAGCAGAAAAGTGTGATGCAAAGGGTATCATAAGGGCTTATTATTATCACCCTAAGTGGTCAGAAATAAAGCCAAGCGATACTCCTAAAAGAATCCCTACATTTGGAAATGGTAGTAGAAGTGAGAAGTCAGAGCTATATATATTTAAACCTTATAGAAGTGGGTTTTATTATTATGCTCCTGTTGATTATCATGGATGTTTGCAGTATTGTTCTTTAGAAGAAGAAGTAAGTAATTATCACATTAGCAATATCAAGCAAGGATTACAGCCTAGCTTACTTATAAACTTTAACAATGGGATTCCTAATGAGGAAACTCAAGAGATTATTGAAAGAAAAATATATGATAAATTTAGTGGCAGTTCTAATGCAGGTAAATTTATTTTAGCATTTAACGAATCTATAGAAACTAAAGCAGACCTAGAACCTATCCACTTACCAGATGCTCATGCGCAGTATCAGTTCTTGTCTGATGAGAGCAGAGAAAAGATTATGTTAGGACATGGTATTGTATCTCCTATTCTTTTGGGGATAAAAGACAATACAGGGTTTGGGAATAACGCAGAGGAGTTAAGAACTGCTTCTATATTAATGGATAATATTGTTATTAGACCATTCCAAGAAGAAATTATAGAAGGCATTAACGATATACTGAACTTTAACAAGATATATCTGAATTTATACTTTGTAACTCTACAACCGATTGAGTTTACAGAGCTAGACAATATCTCTACAAGAGTTAAGAGAGAAGAAGAAACAGGAGAGAAATTAAGCTCAGATGAACTTATGGACTTTTCTGATGAAGAAGGAAAGGACATTTTAAGCCAATTAGAGGCTCTAGGAGAGCGTATCTCGGATGATTGGGAGCTTGTACATAAAGAAGAGGTAAAAGACGCAGAAAAAGCGTTTGATTTAGCTTCTTTAGAGGTTGCTAATCCAGACAAGAAGTCTAAGCAAGACAAAGGTATATTTAAAGTAAGATATGCTTATATGCCTGTAAGAGAGTCTGAGGGAAGTAGAGACTTTTGTAAAAGTTTAGAGTTGTTTACTAAAGACAATGTTGTGTTTAGAAAAGAAGATATTGGTTTAATGAGCTTTAAAGGTGTTAACAGAAAGCTAGGTCATAAAGGTCAAAACTATTCTTTATTTAAATATAAAGGTGGTAAAAACTGTAAACATTTTTGGGAGTTAAGAGTATATAAGAAGAAAGTATCTGATGATGCTGAGGTTAGTGTTAATCAAGCAGCAAAAGATGGATTTGTAGAACCTAATAATCCTTCAGAGGTGTCTGTTAAACCAGCAGATATGCCAAACGGAGGAGCACATCCAAACAGTTAAGATTATGTCAAAAGCACTATTTATTAGCGTAAGAGATTTAAAGAGAAAGTCTATAATAGATGGAAATATAGATTCTGATAAAGTAATTCAGTTTATCGAGGTAGCACAAGATACGCATATACAAAATTATTTAGGAACAGATTTATATAACAAGTTACAAAATTTAATTATAGACGGTGAGATTGATGATTCAGGTAATGCTGATTATAAAACATTGCTCACAAAATATATAAAACCTATGTTGGTTTGGTTTACACAAAGTAACTATCTTCCTTTTGCTATGTATCAGGTATCTAACGGAGGTGTGTTTAAACATAGAAGTGAAAATGCTGATTCTGCAACACAGGAAGAGATAGCTATGCTAACAAACAAAGTATCTGAAACTGCAGAGTTTTATACTAGAAGGTTTATTGATTACATGACTTATAATCAGACATTATATCCAGAATATAATTCTAATTCTAATGAGGACATGTACCCTGACAAAGATGTTAACTTTCATGGTTGGGTTCTTTAATTATGGGGATGTATAAACCAAAAAAAATTAATGTTGAGAAATTAAAACAATATTTAAAACGACAAGAAAAAGATGGCAAATACGATAAATTGGAACAAATCATACAGCGAGAGTTATTGGGGAAACGCAACCTCAACGATTGATTGGGGAGATGTTTACCAAATAGAATATCACACTTCTGATTTAAACAGGAGAGTGCAGATATACGAGAACAACACAATGACTATACAACTATTAGAAAACTTGAAAGATTGTTAATATGAGTTTACTTAATAAAGCATCCATAATAACCACACCTACATCTTATGCTGAGGACTACTTATATTCTATAAAACCTGCAATACCTTTTGGAGATGAGCTTGTTACTAATGGTAATTTTGCTACTGATTCAGATTGGACTAAAGGAACAGGATGGAGTATTAGTGGAGGCAAGGCAATATATACAGGCACAACTAATTCTGATTTGGCTCAAAGTGGTATTTTAATAAGTGGAAAATCATATAAATTAGAATATGAAGTTGTCAGTAGCACTTTAGTAAATGGAATTGTTAAATTATCAGGCACAACAGCATCAGCACAAAATCTATTATCTCAAACTACAGGAGTACATAGTTTAAATTTTATAGCAAATGGTACAGCTCCAACAAGTTTCAATATTAGAATTGTTACAAACACAAGCGGACAATTTGAAATAGATAATGTAAGCGTAAAAGAACTAACAGATGCCGATTTTGACTTTGACAGAAACTCAACAGGAACAAGAGTCAATGAAGATTATCTAATAGAAGATGTGCCTTATAATTTATTAAGATACACAGAAGCTATATCTACTGACTTTGGAGTAACAGATGTAACTTTAACAGATAATTATAGTTTAAGTCCAAGTGGAACACAAACCTCAACAAGAGCGCAATTAACTAATTTAGGTCAATCAAGAGCTTTCAACACAGTTACAAGTAGTGTTGTATCAGGTCAATCATATACGTTTTCCTGCCATTATAAAGGAACACAGGGACAAACTGTATATATAAATGCCTTGCCTGTTGGTGGAACAGAGGTGTCAAAAGCAATAACATTAAATGGTGGTTGGCAGAGAGAAAGTGTTACCTTTACAGCAGGTAGTTCAAGT